ATATATCTAAAACGGAATTAATATTTTAGCGTGTTTTTTGCATTGTCTCCGTTATCACTCGCGCTTTAAAAATTTATGTTTATATACGTATTTTTATTTAAATATAGGCTAATTAATACAAAAAATTTAAATTTTTTGTTAAAATGAGGGGGTAAATACTGTTATTTATACTATATTTATATTTATATTACGATTATTTAAATAAATTAACATAAAAAATATAAATTTTTAAAGGCGGACATCATACCTGACATATACAACGCGCTCTTTTACAGTTTTCACAACATATACAGTTCATTATATTTTTTAAACAGATATGACAGATTATCGGCTGTGGTTTGCTAATTGGTATTTGCGTTTTTGGGACTATTAGCGGACATTTGCAATGATGCCACACGAAATAACACTTTTTACACCTAATGATATTATCCATGTTTTACTTTAACATTGTGTTTAATTGTTTAATGCGGTAAAAAAAATAATACTATTTTAATTTTTTATTACTTACATCGCTAATGCCTTACGGAGTTCAGCCTTACTCATCTTCTTACCGCCGCTGACGCTACCGCCAGTGAGAACACCACCGCCGAGACCGACGCTCTCCGCAACGTCCAATGCAGCCTTAGCAGCCTGAGCCTGTGGGCTCATGGGCATCGCAGACGTAACCGCCTGACCGATCTTACGCGCACCTCGCACATACGGCAGCGATTTACGCCCATACTCGAGCACATCCGACCAGAAACTTCCGCCCTCAGCCTCTGATGCGTGCGCGGATTCTCCAGCGTTTGCGCTCTTCTGTGCGCGGAGCACGTCCTCCTGAGAAAGTACGGCGTTAGACTGGATAGCCTGGTTGCCCGCAATAGTGAGCACACCAGAGAAGACTGGGCACACATACAGCACAGCGTTAACATCACGCGCCTTACGGTTAGTAAATTGACCCTGAACCTGGAGGTTGTATGTTCCAGGGGTGCCAGGAGCAATAGACGGGTCAGACCACGAAAGGTCTTTAGACATCTTACAGATAAACACCGAACCGCGACCCTGAACACTGCTAAAATCACCACCTACGCCGACTGGCATGTCCTCGCCAGACCATGACGGATACGAAACATCCATTCCATTACGAGCGCAAATCTGATAAAGTTCGCGCTTATCAGCACCGACAAAGTTAGACGGGTTGTTAGCGAACGTAACGCGGAGAGACTCAAGCGAAAGCCACGAATCCGTGGTGTTAAAAGTGCGGTCGCTTTGCTGCTCCTTAGCGAAAATCATAAGATACTTAGGCACAACGTTAAGTTGAATATTAGGGCTGATCATCTGTTGTTCCTGACCAGCAGTGAACGCGAGAGACTGCGACTTGTACACGTCCGTACGTTCAAAATGATAATCGAGGGACTTAAGGTCGTTCAACTGCATCGCAGCAGACGGTGTAATATACTTAAACAGTAGTTCAGGAGGGGCAGAGAATGAAACAGCCACGGCATTAACCGCCGATGAGTTAGCAGACGACCACATACGCGATAAATCGCTGAGCCAGTTAATAACAACATTCATGTTCTGAACTCCATAAAGACCCTTAGACTCGTACTTACCCCACAGAAGCGGAGAAATAAAGAGCGGCTCGGTAATATCAGCCTCAAGGGTAGCCGTGGTCTCATCCGGAGCATTACCAGCGATAACGCGTACGTTGAATCCGCCACGGAAAGGCGTCCCGCGCGACATCTCGCCATATTGAGCAAGAGGGTTGCGATTCGTGTTAATGAGTTGGTCGTATTCCTGCGACTGATCGGGGTAGCATGGGGCAGCACTGAATAGAGCCTGATCGCGGAGACCTTCTTCACAGAGACGCTGTTCATGGGCAATCTCGCTGAGTTCCTCAGTGATGGTGGTGTTATTAATGCCGAGTTGAAGGTTAGACATAACACTCGCTAACGGGAACTGACGGAATGCGTCATATCCGCTCTGATACAGTCGCGCACCCGCGGCAGGAGTACCATTGAGCACGACCTGCACGCGGCACTTAATCCCTACGTGACGGTCGACAATAATTTGCGGGGATGGCGGGTTAACGTTGAACGATACCTGAGACGCCGAATAAGACGATGCAGGGGACGTTTTATACGTTGTTTCGCTACCTCCCATATACGCCGAATAATCGACTTCCTGGTCAAGATGCGTGGCCGCCGACCGCATCGGCTTAACATCAACAGGAGAAGCAAGGAGAGACATGTTATTTTATATTTAACTTTAAACAAACAAAGACCTATTAATATATATTACGCTTTAATTGTCTAAGTTAATTTAACTTAATTGTAAAGATGGCTAAGGCTCAAATCATTGGTAATCAACAAATACTAAAAGAGGAAAAGAAAAATAAAGAAGATGAATTATTCGATTTCAAAATGTGCATGATTAGTCAAAATATTAACGGTATGTATAAATATACCCACGGAGTAGAGCCGACGAATTCAGAGATGCAGGCGCGCTCTGATGATTATGAGAAGGTAGAAGGTCAGTATTTACGCGCGGCACATAAGAAACAGGCTGAATATGACACTTTCGTATATCGTATGCAGAACCCGCCCGACCGACCATATAATACTAATCATTAAATTTGATTTACGAACCGTAAAACGAATCGTTATTTTTTTATGTTAAATAGACGTAGTGCTATAATAATATACATACGTGAAACACAGTGTTCAACACGTGTTAAAATGTCGATTAGTAATCTTGCATCTACTGCAAATGGAGTTACCATCGCGTGCGATACTTTAGTTTGCGCTAATATGCAGTGTGATACCGAGGCTTCGCATGAGAATTTAAACTGTGTTTCGATTACCACAGATACACTTCAAGTTAATAATCCAACATACAACTTTATGGAATGTGGAAGCACAGGAACTCAAACACTAGCAAATAATGCCGTTCAATCATTGACATTTTGGGGAGTAAGTAACGTATTAGGAACGGAAATTGTCAAGGCTGATGTTGTAGACCCGTTAGACAACGCTTACGATTTTATAGTTTTAGAAGATGGTATATATTCTGTTGAAACAACAATTACATTTGATGCTAATCCGAATGGGGAGAGAGTTTTAATTATCTATCTTCAAGGTTCTAATAAAGGTCATGAGTTGGATTCTGCAACTGCGCCTAACGCGAAACGTATGCATGTCAGCGCCCGTGATTTTATGGTTGCGGGTGATAGGATACGAATTGCTGCATTTCAAAATTCTGGGGGTAATTTGGGCGTTGGTAGTGGTGCGGGGTTAAACCGTTTAACTATCTATAAAGAGCAATGATTTAATAGAAAAAAATAATAATTATCTTTTTTTTTGATTCTAAATTATCGAGACAATCCACCGCCGATACGGCTAAAACTAAGTTTTAAATCAAACTGCTGACCGGGCAAAATCGTAATAGGATATAGTGTGTCGTTAATATCACTCCAGTAAGCCTGAACATCAATATTACGCAACGGAACATTACCCAGTAGGTCTAATTTTAGTTTAGTTTTCGGAATATAGGTTATACCCTTTCGCTGACCTAATGCGTTCAATTCTGATGATATCTTAAAATCCTGAAGAATAGCGATACTATTATTTTCGGATGCGTTGCCCGTTGTGTTAATCTGCGTGAATGCTTTGCGTACGGGGATACTATTACTAATTAAAATGACCTTTTGAACGGGGTTAAATGCATATACGCCGATAGCCTGTTGTGATTGAACCAGATAATCAACCGTTGCGATTGTCTCTACTTCTGTGATGTGGTTATATTTATTTAGTGCGAATTCATACGTTTGTGTTGCTGGTGTGTAGTCTGTTACGAAAAACGGCAGCAGATTAATAATAGTAGTATCAACGCTGATTAACACGGGAGTTAATAGCGTTCTATCGAAATACGCCTCCTCCGCATATAAACTGATTAACTCGGTTTGGGGGTCATATTTAAAATACGGGGCGAGTGCTGCGGGATTTAGTGCCGTGGATGCTTTAAGTGCGATTAAGGCTGTTTCAAGCGCATTATTAAGCATTACGAGGTAATCCTGAATACCATAAACGTGATACCCCTTATTAAACGGTACAGATGCAGGATTAGTAACCGGACCGAATGGGACAAATACTAAATCCGCGGATTCAGTCGTACCGTCATACGATAGGGAGACCGTCCCAGGCTGTGCAGGGTTATACACATACGCGGGAATCGTGCTTGACGGAATGCTAAAGCGCTCAACTACTAAATGGTAATCACGGGGACTATCGATGATGGATTGCGTTTTCTGTAAATTAACGCTGATGGGCGCGCCGTATCCCTGTACATCCTCCGATTGATTATACTTCTGGCTAACGTCTAAAATAACATGATCATCTTCTGGGGGAACTCCGCCGTAGTTTGTGAAATTCATGTTTAACACGTGTTGCTTTCGTATCGTAAGTTAAAAAGAAACAATATATATATAATACTGTGTCTGTTTAATAGATAATTTTAACACGTGTTAACAATGGACTACCCACTTACAGGGTCTGATATGATAAATA